TTTAAGTACTAAAGATATTGAAGAGGCTCGTCGTTCTATTTCTAATAAAATGTTTGCACAAGAGTATGAGTGTGATTGGACTACTACTGAAATGCAGGTTTATAGCCTTGATGAGAATCGTCATTTACAAGATTTAACTTGGGTAAAAGAAAATCTGAATCGTTTTGAAGTTATTGCAGGTCTTGACGTTGGCTATCGTGACTTAAATGCTTTTATTGTAATAGCCACTGATGGTGAAAATTTTTATGTCATAGACGAGTATATATCTGGAGAGGTTACTACATCAGAGCTTGCGGAAAATATTAAAGAACTAGAAGAAAAATGGGAGGTAGAGATGATTTATATTGATTCTGCCGCTCAACAGCTTAAAGCTGATTTTGCGTATGACTATGACATTTTTTGTGAAAATGCTATAAAGTCTGTAAAAGACGGTATAAATTATTTAGGTGCTCTTATAGACCATGATCGTTTAATATTTGATCGTGAAACAGGTTTCCAAACTTTTACTGCTATGGCAAACTATAAGTGGAACCCTAAAACAGAAAATCCTAAAACAATTCATGATGATAATTCTCATGCTTCAGACGCTGCAAGATATGGTATCTATACCTATGTAAAAACTTCGGCTTCAATATATGCTTAAAGATACTGTTTTAATAATTTTAAACTATAAAAGACTTAGCAATGTAAATAAATTAGTAGAAAAATTCAATAAGAAGCTTCCTATACTAGTTATTAATAATAATTCTGATGTTAAACTGTCTAATTTTTCTGGTGCAAAAGTAATCAATAATAATGAAAATCGCTGGTGCATAGAACGATGGAGAGTTGCTAAAGATTTAAATTTTAAATATGCAATTTTATTAGACGATGATATAGATCCTAGTTTTCATTGTATAATTACTTTAAGAACTCAAATAGAAAAAACTCCTGATAGACTTATCTCTATATATGGTAGGTCTGGTATAAATAAAGTTTCTCGTTACGAAGATTTATCTAGTGAGTGGTGTATAGATACAGAATCAGATATAGCAGTAGGAGCTTGTATTTCTGTATCTATTCCTCATCTAAAAACTATATGGAAAGATTATATAGAACCTTGGGGTACTAAAGACAGAGGAGATGATATTCAAGTATCTCTATCTATGAGTGATTACTACAAAACAAGACCTAAAATAATTAAAACAGAAGTTTCTTTACTAGAAGAAGGTAATGTAGGATTAAATAAACATCCCGATCATTTTAGTAAGAGATGGGACACAATCCGAAATTTTCGTTCCCCTTTCCCGGCTTCTAAAAATTAAAGATTGGACATAGTGATTTCTATTTGGTAAAGTTATAGGATAATGACAGAATTAAAAAGAATTCCTATTAAGTATATAAGGGATTATATTAAAAAAGACTACAAATTACGCGATGAATGTTATATATGCAAAGAGAAAGAAAACTTAGAACTTCATCATATTTTTTCTATATCTCAACTTTTTGAAGACTGGTGCATAAAAAATAAAGTGTCTAAATTTGATACTGTTGAGGAAATAAAAGATATAAGAGTAAAATTTTATGATGATGAGTCTGATCGGTTAAACAATAACAACCTTTATACCCTTTGTAAACAACATCACGAAAGATTACACAATATATACGGACAACGTTATAGTAATCATCTATCAAATAAAATTATAAATTGGTTAGAAATTCAAAGGGAGAAACATGGCTAACGAAGTTCCAGGTTGGAGAAGATGGATATCAGAAAAGCTTAACCCTGCACAGCCTTCGTTAGCTGCCGCAGAGCCTTATGCTAGTCCAGAAACTATTCTTGATTATGAACAAGCATATCGAGAAGTTGAAGTAGTTAATCGTTCTATAGAACTTATAATTAACGCTTTAATAGAAGTTCCAATTATTGTAGAAGGTGGCGGAGCTGTTAAAAAGATAGATAAGCTTTTAAATCGTTCTCCTAATCCTTTTGAGGATAGAGTAAAATTATTTCGTCGTGCATTTTTAGACTATTTATTAGACGGCAATGCTTTCTTTTATTATGATCGTACAAACCTTTACGTATTACCGGCTAATGATATGGAAATAAAGCCTGATAATAAAACTTTTATTTCACACTATAACTTTTTGGTTAGAAATATGCAGCAGTCTTCTGTATATGGATATGGAAAGCAAACTACAAGACAAGAATCATCTTTAAAATTTGATACAGATGAAATTATTCATATAAAATCTGATAACGAAGATAGTATCTATCGTGGTGCTCCTAAACTAAAATCAGTAAAAAGACTTGTAGAGCTTTATTATTATTTAATTAATTTTCAGCGTCAATTCTTTAAGAACAATGGTATTCCAGGAATTGTACTTGAAACAGAATCTGTTCTAAGCCCAAAAGTTAAAGACAGATTATTAGAACAATGGAGACAAAGTTATTCTACCTTATATGGTGGAGCTAGAAATCCTGCTATTTTAGACGGTGGGTTAAAACTAAGTCCTTTTGGTCAAATTAAATTCTCTGAATTAGATTTTGAAGCTTCTGTAGAACGAGTTCAACAAGATATAGCAAAAGCTCTTGGTGTCCCATACGTTCTACTAAAGTCAGGAAATAACGCTAATATTTCTGCAAACCAAGTTTTATTTTATAATCATACGGTTATGCCAATTCTTGAGCAGTTTTGTAGTGCATTTTCTCACTTCTTTAACTCAGATATTATTATTCGCCCTGATAGAGCGGCTGTTTCTGCTCTCAGAGCTGATGAAAAAACACAAGCTATGTACTATTCTTCGTTAGTAAATACTGGTATTATTACACCTAATGAAGCTAGAGTAGGGCTTAGATTTGATAATCGTGAAGATTGTGATGAGATTAGAATACCACAAAATATTACAGGAAGTGCTGTAGACCCCTCTCAAGGCGGAAGACCTGCTGAGAGTGATCAGAATACTGCACCAGATCCTAATCAAGGGGATAACCAAAATGGATAAAATGTTTCATGTTTATAGTCCATTGACTGTTGAGAAAGGTGCTGGTAAAAAGAAGAAAGGTCTAAGAATTGCTGGATACGCTAATACGACTGATAAAGATCGTTCAGGCGATATTATAACAGCAAACGCTTGGGCTAAAGGCGTTGATTACTATCGTAAAAACCCTGTTCTTTTATACCAACACGATCATGGCAAGCCAATTGGACGAGTAGAAAAGATTTCTGTAGATCGTAAGGGCATCTTTGTTGAAGCCTATGTTAGTGACGCTGCAGAAAAACTTCATGGCGTACAAACTCTCATAAGCGACGGAGCTTTAAAGAGTTTTTCTGTCGGATTCCGCGTAAAAGACGGACGTTATGATAGAAATACTGATACAACAATGATTACAGATGTTGAACTTCATGAAATCAGTGTTGTTTCTGTACCTTGTAACCAAGAAAGTTTATTTAGCGTTAGAAAAAGTTTTGAATCTAACGATGAATATGAGTCTTTTAAGAAGAATCTAAAGGAAGCTTCTGAGAAAGACGAAATCAAGATGATGAATGGAATCTATGTAGGAATTACAGGTAGTAAAGAAGGACATTATCATACAATTGAAATGGATGATAGTGGAAACGGTGTTACTACCTATACTTCACATGGACTAAAACATTATCATAAAATAGTGAATTACCGAGTTGAAGAAGCAGAAGGGCACTCTCACGAGATAGTGTTCTTAGTGCAGCCTTCTAACAATGTTGATTCACCTAATAATTCAGAAGATGAGGATGAACGTCCAATGTCTCCCAGCGAACGTGAGGCTACTGGAGGAAATAAAAATCCAAATTATTCTTCTGTTATTCTATATTCTGAATCAGAGGAGAACACAATGACAAAGGAAATCGAACCAGAAGTTATTGCCGAAGCTGAAGAAGAAAAGGAAGTTATTAAGGAAGTCAATCTTGATGAAGATGTAACCATTGAGAAACTATCTGAAGAAGATGATGATGATATTGATTTATCCTCTGATCCTTATGTACCAATTCCTTTTGTTAATCTTCTTAGTGCAGAAACCGCACAAATTAAAAATGGAGCTTTTATTCAGCACGAAGGCAAAAGATATTCAGTAACTAAAATTGCTACTGCCCAAAACCCTATTTTTCAATTTTTAGAAGTTGACTTAAACGGTAAATCATTAGATAATACTCTTACAATTCCTGCTGAAAATTTATCAGTAGCGAATTTCTGGGATATCGGGTCACAGTATGATCTTGAAGCAACATCTACAGAATTTAAAAGTTTAACTGATGCAGAGCGTCAGGCAATTAAAGAAGACTATAGTTCTTTAATTACTGTAACTGAACAAGAGCTTTATGCAGTAAAAGACAAAGAGGCTGTTAAAAATAGCGAACTTTTACAGGAAAAGCTTAATAAAACAATTAACTTAACCACTACACCATCATCAGAATGGAACGACACTAACTACCACATTGCAAAAATGATGACTAATAACATTAAAAAGCTTATGAGTATTGACTGCGAAGATGGCGAAGAGACTTACAAGAATCTAGCCTTATTAGTAAACGGTCATAAGACTACTAAGACTATAAAGGAGAATGAAACAATGGCAACCGAAAATGCAGGTGATCCAATTGTACTAGAGACTGAAAAGAAGGCTGCCCCTACAACTGAAACAGTTGTAGAAAAGGCCGAAGTCTCTTCAGTCAAGGTTGGAGACAATATGACAGAGAAGCTAGTTGAAAAGGCTGGCGATACTGTAATGAAAGAAGCTGACCAGATTGACCGTAAGGGAGAATCTGATCGTCAGACACGCGAAGATCTAGCTGAACTTAAGGCTCAGATCTCAAAATATAAGGACGAGATTAAGGCAATCTCTGAGAGCAAGCATGTTTATCAGGCAGAGCGTTCTGCCTCACGCTACTCAGAAAAGGAAATGGCTAACGCTTTCCTCCTTGCTAAGGCTCTTAATCGTCGTGACCCATTTGATACCAAGCTTGGTAATCAGATTAAGGCAGTCACTTCAGTTGATCAGTTCCTCAGCAACTTCTCAACAAATATTTACGAAGAAATGGAGCAGCAGCTAGTTATAGCTCCAATGTTTGACCGTATTCAGGTCGATGCTAAGACATTCCGTGTCCCCGTTGCAAACGAAGACACAGATGATTTCGTAGCACAGTTTGCTTCCGGCACCTATGCTACTGGCATCGCTGATGCAACAAATGTTCCAACTTCAAACCAGAACGCAATTAGCTCTGTGGACTTTACTCCACACAAGTTCATGGTTACAACACATCTTGCTAAGGATGAAGAAGAAGATACAATTCTTCCTCTAATCGACTTCCTCCGTCGTGCAGCAACACGTCGCCTTTCACGTTCAATTGATAAGGCAATCCTTCGTGGTACAGGTGCCCTATCAGGCTTCACTGCTAACCCAGCTACAACTGCTACTTATGCATCAGTTGTTAAGGGTATTACCACAATGGTTAACCAGGTTGCTGCAAACGGTCTTACCGTTCGCACCGCCGATGGCGATACAAAGGCTTCTGCCGCAAATATTGCTTCAGCCCGTGCTCTAATGGGTAAGTATGGTCTACAGCTTGGTGATCATCTCGTATACCTTACAACAATCGAAGGTTACAACGAGCTAGTCACAACCTCCGACTTCCGCACTGTCGATAAGTTCGGACCAAACGCCACATACCTCACAGGTTCAGTTGGCGCCATCTATGGTATCCCAGTGGTCATCACTGAGTTCCTAGACAACGTTGGTTCTAACTCAGCCGATATTGGTGCTCTAGTCTACAAGCCCGGCTTCATGATTGCAGAGCGTCGTGGAATCGAGATCGAGAGCGAGTATGAGCCCCGTCAGCAGGTCACAGCGATGTATATGAGCACACGCTTTGACTTCAAGGCTCTCTCAACTGTCGGTAGCGGTGCTAACGTCTCAACAACATACAGCTACGCTTCTACAATCAGAACACTTGCCTAATTAATTAGGTAACAACTGATAGCCTGAGATAGGAGAGGGAGGTAGGTTCACCTGCCTCCCTTTCTTACTATAAAGATAAGGAGTTATTAAATGCTTAATGAAATTATGCACATTGACGACGAAGCCGAGGCTCGTAGAATTTTAATGAAACTTGGTAATGGTCTTACTCAAGTTGATTCTTATATTGCAGAGTGGAAAGTTGCTAAGGCACCAAAACCCGCTCCAAAACCCGAGCCTATTAAACAAAAAGTTGTTACATCAACTACTACAGAAAAAGAAGTAACAGCTCCTGTAAAGCCTAAATCTACTATTGTTACAAAATAAGGGGGTTAATAAATGTCTAGCAATTATGGTAAATATCCATATGTTTCTTTAGCACAAATAAAGAACTATTTAAACATAACAAGTATAAACGAAGATGCTAGACTCAGCAATCTTATTTCTTTTGCTTGTGGTGCTGTTGAGAACTATATAGGACATGAAGTATTAAGTAATTCTTATTCGGAAGTATTTGATGGTGGAAAAGCCTCTGTTTTCGTATCTCGTTTACCTTTACAGAATGTTCACTCTATTTCTGAGTATGATGGTACTGCATATCGAAGATTAAACAATCCACAATCAGACGGATCTTCCGTAACAAGAATAAACTCTAATAAAGTATTATCAAGCAGCGGAGGACCTGTACTTAAGAGTAGATATAAAAAGTTCGGGGACTCCTCTGCATTTTTTAATGGATCAAATGATTATTTATATAGTGCTGATTCAAATGACTGGTTTTTTGGAGACTCAAATTTTACTATAGATATGCAAGTAAGAGCTAATTCTTACTCTGCTAACTCTATATTTATATCACAAGCTGCAGATGCTGATAACCTCTGGTCGCTTGGGTATGATACAACTAATGGCTATACGTTTAGAGCTGTATCAGGAGGAACAGAGATAGCTAATGTTACTCATGCTGCTACAACTGGTTATTCTGCCAATACTTTTTATCATGTAGAGGTAGTTCGATCAGGCTCTTCTTGGGCTATATATAGAAATGGCACTTCTTTAGGTACACAAAATACATCAAATGTGATGCCCGATATTTCCGCTCCTCTTGAAATTGCAAGACAAAATGTTCCTTCAAATTATCAATATTTTAATGGATTTATGGATGAGATTAGAATTTCTCATGCTGCTAGACATACTGCTGCTTTTACTGCTCCTTCTTATCAACATGCTACGGATGATAGTACTGTTTTACTAATTCATTTTGATGGCACTGATAACACTGCAACATTCCAAGATGATCATGCTACTGTTGAACAATTCCTATTTTATCCTGAGACTGGTGAGATAACTAAAAATATTGGTGATGGAACAGGAGATTTTGGGTTAACTATTGTAGGAGCTTCTAAGTTTAGAAATTATCCTCGTGGAGTTCGTGTAGCATATAAATCTGGATATGAATCAGGTAACATTCCTAATGATTTATTAATGGCTACTATGGACTATGTTAAAATGCTACATAAAGATCGTCAAGAATCACAAAGTTTTACTTTCCAAGGTGAGAATGTTCAAGATAGACAATTAAGCTCCAACTTCCCTCCGCATATCCGCCGTATTTTAGATTTATATAGAGTGATTATTTAATAATGGTGCAACCTATTGTTTCCATTGAGGGTACTAATGTTATAGAAAATGGTAAAAGTATTCCTATTATTAAATATTCCCAGAGAGTTTTAAAAGGAACAAAAGTAGCATTAAAAGGATCTACCTCAGCTAGGTCAGTAGCCTTAAGACTAATGTCTGATTTTATCGCTACTAGATCTGGACTAAAAGAAGGTAGAAATACCTCTAAGTTTTCAAACCCAACTGCTCGTCCTGATGTTCAAGGCAGTTTAACCGCTTTCTTAAAAGTTTTTGGAGTAGAACTGCAAAAAACAAGTTTAACTGGCGGGGCACAGGCTTTCTTAGAACTTAAACAAAGTACTTCTAAAGGTAGAAGTGTCTCTGTTACTGGGCGAGCATTACAAAGAGGTTCATCAGAAGAATTATCATTTTTGGAACAATTTAAATTAGAGAGAGGCACTAAGGATGATGGTAGTGAAACATTTTTAGGACCTTTTATTAATCAACTCAAATCAAGCGATTTACATAACTGGTTAGAATCTGATTCTACTTTAAAAGAGAATATAATAGTACAAATAGAACAAAAATTTGAAAACTTTGCCTTAATTGATTATTTAGATAAAGAACACGGGGGTCTTCCAAAAGTAAAAGTATTAGCTAATGCTGCTGAAGTATTAAATTTAAGAAAGTCTTTTAAAACTTCAGTTTTACTTACAGCAAGACAATCAAGAAGAGCCCAAGGAAAAGTATCTATACAGATAGATGCTAAACTATCAGACTCCGCCTATAACATATTTTTAGATAAAGCTATAGATGTTACTAAAAAATTTCACAGTGCCTTAGGTGTTAACTTTAGTAGTCGTTTTTTAACTTTTGCTGTCCAAAAATTTGAAAAAAGTAGTAAGCTAAGTGCAGAAGACTTTTTAAAAGCTATTATTTCTATAGCAAAAGAATTTGAAAAAGGTAGTAATACTCCTTTAGTATATCAAACATTAATTCAAAAACAAAAACTTGGTAATTCTGGTATAACAACTAATATAAACGTTCCTAAAGGAAGACAGAAAAAAGAAGCAAGTAAAACAATTTCTGATGTACAAATGACGGCTTTAGTACAAAGAGAAACAGAGCGTCGTATGCCAAAAGGACCTGATAGAGGTCCTCCTCTAAGTCCTACTGTACTAACGTACAGATCTGGTCAATTTGTAGAATCTATTAAAGTTATACAAAATTTTAGGCAACAACTTATAACATATTACTACGCCCCTAATTATCGTGTTCATGAAAAACGAGGAGCAAGAGCGCCTAGGTTTTTACTACAAGGATCTATAAGAGATACTGTTAAGGCAGTATACGGAACTCGTTTTAGAATCGTAAGAGGTTTTTAAACTGGGCACGAATCTATTTTGAGAATTTAAGATTTGCTTTATAAAAATCAATTTGCTATACTATGAAAAGGTAGAAAATTAAATGGCGTTAAGTCGAAGAAAAGAGATTACTGAATTACTAGTATCTGAGTTAAAAAAGATAAATGGTAGTGTTTCTACATTTGACGCCTCTTATACATATAATTTAAATATTTCTAATAATTGTTTTCGTCGCATGAAATTTTTAGACGAAATTAACGATTTTCCTACAGTATGTGTAAATGCAGGCGCTGAAGCTAGAGTTTACGATACAGCAGGATTAACTACTGGAGAGCTAAACATCACTATAAGGTCCTATGTTAGAGCAGAAAACCCTATAATCACAGCAGAAAGTCTCGCAGATGATATAGAGCATGTTGTTTATAACTTAGGAGATAGATCAGATATTGGAATACTGGATATGACTATAGAAGGTGTTTCTACAGATGAAGGTTTAGTAGCTCCCTTTGGGATTTTGGAAATTGATATTTTAGCAAGATACCAATTAAATATATAAAGGAGTTAAAATAAATGGCTGCCCAACTTAACCTACAAAGAAACACTAAGGTGTTTATTTCCACCGTTGATTTATCAAACGGTGCGGCAGTTACTGCTATGAAACCAGCTAATACTTGGCAAGTAGAAATTCTTGCCGGTTATGCAGTTTCACAGTCAGCTGCTACTCAGGACATTACCTCTCTAGAAAGCGGTACTGCACCTGATCGTTCACAACAAAGATTTAATACTGCCCTTAACCCAGTTGATTGGAACTTCCAAGCATACTTAAAGCCAACAGGTATGCAAAAAACAGCTGGTGCATCCGATAAACACGCTTCTGGTAACTCAATGCCAGTAGCTGACTGGTTTATGTGGCAAGCAATGATGAGTAGTACTTCTTGGGCTTCTGGTGCCGAAATCAGAAGCGCTTGGGAGGATGATGGTAAATTTTCTCTAGCAGGTCGTACTGCTGGTTCGAACGTATTTGCTCATACCTCAAACTTCTCCACTGCCTCTGAGTATCATCTATATGTTAAAATGGATAACGTTGTTTATCAAGTTTCTAACGCAACTGTTAACCAAGGTTCAATTGATGCTGCTATTGATGGTATTGCTACTACAACATGGACAGGTTTTGGTACAAACCTAGTAGAACTACGTTCTGATGCAAGAGATAGGGCTATCTCTGTGTTTGGTGGTACACTAAATGATGGTTCATCTATTACCGCTAACTCAAATGCATATGAAACAACTGCAGAAGCTTCATATCATCCTTGGAACTCTTACAACGTTTCTGGATCAATTTCTTCTGCAAGCTTTATTAAGAATAGACTTTCAACTATTGAAATCAAGCACGCACCAAGTGCTACTGAAGCGGGTGTAACATTCACCTTCCCAGTTACAGCACTAAGTTTTGACTACAACAACAATATTACTTATCTAACACCAGAAGAACTAGCTTCTCTTAATGCTCCTATTGGACAGTTTGCAGGGGCTCGTGCAATTTCCGGCTCACTTAGCGCCTATTTACGTTCTGGTACAGATAATACCGCACAGTTCCTTAAGCAGGTTGTGGAAGATTCACGTACATCATCTTCTGCTACATCAAATGCAAACCTGGTTATTGGTGGCGCAACTGCACCTTATGTTGCACTAAACCTACCATCTGTGCAGTTTGAGCTTCCATCTCACTCAATTGATGACGTGATTGGAGTCTCTGTTAACTTCCTCGCACAAGAAACCGCAAAAGGTACTGGCGATGAGCTAACAATCATTGTAGCAAAGTAAGTTAAATGAGCTTGAGGGGGCTTAATTTAATTTTAGGTGGGTGCTCACTGTTAACAAACGTCAAACTTGCCCCCTCAGTTTGACAGGCGTTGAAAACGGCAGTGAGCACCCTTTTTATTATAGAGGGGAAAACCAAAAAATGAGTTTAATTTCAAATTTAATCGCTAAGGAAACTGTTATTGACGTAGAGTTTCCAGATATTGAAGGATTTATCGTAAAGCTAGTATATCTTGGTCGTGATGACCTTATGAAGATTCGTAATACTAGTCTTACATATAAGTTTAATAAGCGCACTCGTCAGCGTGAGGAAGAAATTGATAACGATAAGTTTATCGAAGAGTATTCACGCAGAGCAATTAAGGGTTGGGAGGGGTTAAAAGTTAAGTCACTACCAAAGCTTCTCCCTGTAGATATTAGTTCTATGGATCCAAATGAGGATGTTCCTTATTCAGAGGAAGATGCTCTTGACCTGCTAAAAAACTCTACTGTTTTTGATCAATTTGTAACAGATGCTATGAATGATTATGAGCAGTTTTCTATCGCTAAGAAAGAGTCTGACGTAAAAAACTCCAGAAGTACCTCCGCCACAACTTCCAAGCAGGAGGGATGACACAAGAGCAATATTTGCTAATGTGTGAACAGATGGGTTGGGATCCCGACCCTAATGAAATGCCGGCAGAGGTACAAGATTTAAGTTACGAAGCGCAACAAGCACTAAGATTATTTAACGCGTTACCCGACAAAATAGAGGGTATGAATGGAGTTTGGTTAGGTAAAGATTACGCAGGATTAGGTGATATTATGCGTATCTATAAAATTGAAGATAGTGAAGAGGTGTTTGAGCTTCTTCAAGTTTGTATTTCTGAGGCTTCTACACACTACGAACAACAACGTAAAGTGAGAGAAGCCGCATCAAGGGTGAGACGCTAGTGGCATCAATTAAAAATATCATTGAAACTACTTTTAGTACCAAAGGAGCGGCTGCAGCAGCTGCGGCTACTGAAACAATAACTA